GCGGACAGCATATCTACTCGACCCAGAGTACGCATCTGTATGCTACCTACGTCCAATCCAGAACGTTGAACTTTCGAAAACTGGCGACGCCGAGAAGTCAATGGTGATCGCCGAATTCGGCTTAAAAGTGTCTTCAGAGGCTGCACACGCAGTTGTTGCGGACTTGAACGTATCATAAGACTGACGGGGCGGCTTCGGTCGCCCCTCTCACTTTTGGGAGATAGGCATGCCACAAAAGAGATTATTTGGACACGATCCGCTCACCGGCATCACACAATATTGGCACGTTACTGATAAAGGCGAGTACGTGATTGAGACGCAGCAAGACGTCACGGCGATCGCGGAAGCAAACAAGCGTCAGTACAACGATACCCCCGACAAACACCGCGACGTCAACAAGGTGGCGTCAATACCATTAAACGTGTATTATGACCTCAAGCGAAGAGGCATTGCGGACGATCCGAAGAAGTTTAAGCAGTGGCTCAACGATCGAGATAACAGAGTATTTAGGACAAGGGCGGGCACGCTGTGAGCATTACAACTTATTCCGAGCTGAAGACCGCGGTCGCAAATTGGTTAAATCGTGACGACTTAACCAGCGTTATTCCGGATTTCATTGCGCTAACTGAAGCCGACATGGATCGCAAGATACGTCACTGGCGTATGGAAGAGCGCAGCACGGCGGACATTGACGCGCGCTACACGCAGTTGCCAAGCGGCTTTATGGAAGCTGTACGCTTTCACTTGGATTTTGACGAGCGCCCGATTGACCTTGTCACGCCGGTATTCATGCAGAAGCAAAGGCAGTCAAACTCAGACACCTCTGGGCGCCCATTGTATTACTCAATAATTGCCGGCCAGATTGAAGTGTGGCCAACACCTGATAGTGCATACACCGGCGAGTTGTACTATTACGCACGCACAACGCCACTCGACGATAGTAATACGTCCAACTGGATACTTGATTACTTTCCAGACGCGTACTTGTACGGCGCGCTCGTGCACTCAGCGCCATACCTTGTTGAGGATCAACGCACGCAAGTGTGGGCGTCGTTGTACCAAAACGCAATCGATGGTATAAACGCTAACAACGAAAAAGCCAAGTTTGGCGGCTCTGGCTTGCGTATGCAAGTCAACACATTCTAGGAGAAAGACATGGCAACCATTTCAGATTATGTGCTAGACGCCGCACTGTCCAAGCTGGACTTAGAGGCAGATCGCATAGACATTTGCTCACAGGAGCCTACGAGTTACGCAGAGGCGACAAGCACCTACACGCTGGGCAACAGCACCTCAGTATCGTTTGGTGCGCCAGAAGACGGTGATGTGTCAGGCCGCAAGACAGCTTGCGCGGCGATCTCAGATGGATCGGTGACAGGCTCAGGCACTGCAACGCACTATGCGATCACAGATGTATCAGCGACACGCTTGCTTTGCACAGGTTCGCTGACAACATCTCAGGCGGTTGTATCTGGCAACACATTCACGGTTGCTACGTTTGACGTAGAAATCCCTGATCCAGCATAAGGTGCAGCATGGTCGTACTAGCTAATCGCGTTAAAGTTGGAACTACAACAACTGGCACAGGCACGATTACGCTTGGCGCAGCTTCTTCTGGCTATCAGACATTTGCGGATGGCGGCGTATCTGACGGCGACACTGTTCGCTACACGATTGAAGATAGCTCAGATTGGGAAATCGGATACGGTCTTTATAACTCTGCTGGCCCAACATTAACGCGCACTTACATGGAAAGCTCCACTGGGGCGTTGCTGAATTTATCTGGCAGCGCGGAGGTGTTTATTACTGCGGGTGTTGAGGAAGTTTATGGCTACGTCACAAGCACTCTCAATGCAGATCGCACGCTAGACAGCGGCGTTGAATTTGACACGGGCAAAGGTTTTGCTATTGCTGATGGCGTTACTTTGACAATCCCAGTGGATGCGCAGCTTGTGATAAATGACTACACTGAGAAAAGGCCATTTTAGGAGATAGGAAATGCCCCTTAAAATTAACTCAACAAATGGCTCAGTTACGCTTACTCCAGTTGATGGCGTAGGTAATGTTGACATTACAATTCCACGGTCATCGTTTATTGGGCAAGACCATGATGGGGACTTTATTGCTGACAGGTATAATGAGCGCTACGAGGTAGTTACGTCAGTTGCAAACGTGACAACTATTGATTGCTCATCCGCAAATACCTTCAGCACCACTTTAATTGAAAACACAACTTGCGTTTTCAGCAATCCTCCATCAAGCGGCGTGTCTTATATATTTAGTTTAGAAGTGATCCAAGATGCATCTGCATCTGGCTTTACGGTTACTTGGCCTCCTAGCGTTATTTGGCCACTAGGTACGCCAATTAATTTGACTCAATCTGCGTCAGCTATTGATCTTGTTGTATTTTATACGCGAGATGGCGGTACAACTTGGTATGGTTTGACTGTGGGTCGTGAGATAAGTTGAGGTAGCATTATGACATCAATGAAAAAAATAATGCACTCAATGAGCGCATATGATGGCATAAAAGTAGATAAAACGAGAACGCTTGATAACCCTAGCACTTATGGCGGTAGTAGTAATGACCGTTTTGGGTTTACCGTCTCCACTTCAGACACCTACGCAATAGTCGGAGCTACTCTTGAAGATGACGCTGGGGGCGCAAGTAGCGGCAAAGCCTACATATACAACCCATCTACTGGTGCATTACTCCATACGCTAGACAACCCTAATGCTTACGATATATCTGGAGGCGATCAATTTGCGCACTCCGTTTCCATTTCAGACACTTACGCAATAGTTGGCGCTCGTCTTGAAGACGATGCTGGGGGCACCTCTAGCGGCAAAGCATACATATTTAACCCGTCTACTGGCGCATTACTCCATACGCTAGATAACCCTAATGCTTACAGTACATCTGCAAGCGATAATTTTGGCTATAGCGTGGGCATATCAGACACCTACGCAATAGTTGGTGCTGTTGATGAAGATGACGTTGGAACTAGCAGCGTTGGTAAAGCCTACATATTTAATCCGTCCACTGGAGCTTTGCTGCATACGCTAGACAATCCTGATCCTGATTCCTTTGATTACTTTGGTAATTCTGTTAGCATCTCAGATACTTATGCGATAGTCGGGGCGATTAACGACGATGCTGTGGGCTCGAATGGCGGCAGTGCCTACATATTCAACCCATCTACTGGTGCATTACTCCATGCGATAGCTAACCCTAATGCTTACGACACAGGCAACAGTGATTCTTTTGGGCAATCCGTTTCCATATCAGACACTTACGCAATAGTTGGTGCTCATTTTGAAGACGATGCTGGAGGTAGTGCCAGCGGTAAAGCATACATATTCAACCCGTCTACTGGTGCATTGCTCCATACGCTAGACAACCCTACTGCTTATGGCACATCTGATAACGACAGGTTTGGCGAGAGCGTCTCTATCTCAGACACTTACGCAATAGTTGGCGCTCGTCTTGAAGATGATGCTGGGGGCGACTCTAGCGGTAAGGCCTATATATTTAACCCGTCTACTGGCGCTTTGTTGTATACGATAGACAACCCTAATGCTTTTGGTACATCTGCAACTGATTATTTCGGCTATAGCGTTTCTATCTCAGATACCTATGCAGTAGGTGGCGCATGGTTTGAGGATGACGATTATGGCGTTGGTGGTGGTAAAGCATACATATTCAACCCATCTACTGGAGCTTTGCTCCATACGCTAGATAATCCTAATGATTATGATGCATACAGCGCAGGTGATAATTTTGGCTTTAGCATAGATATCACAGACACTTATGCAATAGTTGGCGCATATAGCGAAGACGATGCTGGGGGCACTAATAGCGGTAAAGCCTACATATATGATACGGCTATTGGCTCTTTACTCCATACGTTAGATAACCCTAATGCTTACGACACATCCCAAAACGATAACTTTGGATTTAGTGTGGGCATCACAGACAGTTACGCAATAGTTGGGGCATATGGAGAAGGCGATGCTGGGGGCGCAAGTAGCGGTAAAGCCTATATATATGATACATTAACTGGCTCCTTACTCCATACGCTAGATAACCCTAATGCTTATAACACAAGCGCATACGATAGCTTTGGCTACAGCGTAGCTATCTCAGACACTTATGCAATAGTTGGCGCGTATATTGAAGATGATGCTGGGGGTGGGGGTAGCGGCAAAGCATACATATTTAATCCGTCTACTGGAGCTTTACTACACACGCTAGACAACCCAAATGCTTACAATACATCTGCAAGTGATCTCTTTGGTAGAAGCGTATCTATCTCAGATAGCTATGCAATAGTTGGCGCATATGGAGAAGACGATGCTGGGGGCGACTCTAGCGGTAAGGCCTATATATTTAACCCGTCTACTGGTGCATTGCTCCATACGCTAGACAACCCTAATGCTTACAACACATCCTTAAACGATATTTTTGGTTCGAGCGTATCTATCTCTGACACTTACGCAATAGTTGGCGCTCGTCTTGAAGATGATGCTGGAGGTGATAGCAGCGGCAAAGCATACATATTTAACCCGTCCACTGGTGCATTACTCCATACGCTAGATAACCCTAACGCTTACGACACATCTGCAAGCGATAATTTTGGCGACAGCGTAGCTATCTCAGATAGCTATGCAATAGTTGGCGCATGGCAAGAAGACGATGCTGGAGGTACTAACAGCGGTAAAGCATACATATTTAATCCGTCTACTGGTGCTTTGCTGTATACGCTAGAAAATCCTAATGCTTATGGCACAGGAAGTGAAGATGAGTTTGGTGGATCAGTGGCTATTACAGATAATTACGCAATGGTAACAGCTTTATCTGAAGACGATGCTGGGGGCTCGGATGGCGGCAAAGTGTACATCATAAATTAAGGATCAATGACATGCAGTATATAAAACTAAACCAAGATAGTAGCGTAATATACCCGCTTTCAATTCTTGAGCTAAAAAAAGCGCACCCAAACACAAGTTTCCCAAAGAAAATTCCTGAAGGTGGGATGCCTGATTTTGGGGTATATCCTGTGACTGAGCATTCTGCTCCTGATCACGATATTAGAACGCAAAAGCTCGCAAAACAGCCTCCAGTTATAGAGGGTGATGTATGGACTGTCAGAACTACTGTTGTAGACAAGACACAAGACGAAATAGACCAATACGACAACCGCATGGCTGACAAAAACCGCTTCAAAAGAAACGGTTTGCTTGCTGAAACAGACTATTTTGCGCTGACTGACGTCACACTGAATGCAGCGATAACTAGCTACCGTCAGGCGTTGCGTGATATAACTAATCACGCAAACTGGCCTAACCTCAACGACGAAGATTGGCCGACAAAGCCAGAATAGGGGCGCGACATGCCACTGAAGT